TCAGAAGGATATCGGTACAGGTCCTTCGTGGTTGTTGGGGGCTTCGCCCCGGCTGGCCTCAACGTCAACAACAACAACTATGACAACGACAACATTGGCGTTGCGGCCCTGCGGAAATCTTGTTATAATTTCCCTGCTGAGTTAACCCTCAGTGGGGGACGGACTTGATCCAACCACCAATCATTTTCCCAATTTCTTGAATAATTGTTTGGATGGCAAGGTACTGAGGATTATCGATTGTACGAGTATCTTTAGCTAATCGAATCAACACCTTAAGCAAATCAAGTTTGTCACTAATGACGTAAAGAGAATGAAGCCGTTCATCTCCTTTTTTATGACCTGTTTCAATCAGAGCTTCTAAAAGAGAAAGTGTAGTATTCTCACATTTTTGCCAGAGTGTATAACGCTCAGATTTTGGAATACGATTGTGGTAACTATGAAGCAACTTGTATAGATCGTAAACCTTGTGAAAAATCGGGATATCTAAAACGGAGCGCGCCTGTGTCATGAAAGTAGCTCGTAATCTTTTTAAGAAAATGACTTCATTGGTTCATATTTTTGAATGTTGGGATCATTTTAGCCGAGGTAAGCGTAAAAGAAAAGACATTCAATATTTCGAGCGGAATTTAGAAGATTGTGTTTTTCAACTTCAAAACGATTTAATCACATTTCAATATCAGCACGATGCTTACGAGCATTTTTACGTCTCCGATCCGAAACAACGTCGTATTAGCAAGGCTTCGGTAAAAGATCGACTCGTTCATCAAATAGTTTATGAAGTGTTGACTACTGTTTTTGATAGAAAGTTTATCTTTCACTCGCTTTCCAGTCGCTTAGGAAAGGGCACGCATATTGGAGTCACAATACTGCGTCGCATGATCGGAAAAGTCAGTGCGAATGGAAAACAGCCCTGTTATGCACTCAAAATGGACATTAAACGTTTTTTCGACACAGTTAATCACCAGATTCTCAAGACTCTCCTTCGGAAAAATATCGCAGACGAAAAAGCGCTAAAAATTATCGATATAATCATTGATAGCTTTAAAGTTAGTGACGGCCCTTCTGGGAGTGTGGGAATTCCTTTAGGAAATGCAACCTCTCAATTATTTGCAAATGTTTATCTTCACGAGCTGGATGATTTCATCAAGCAAGAACTCCGTGAGCGGTATTATCTACGGTATTGTGATGATTTCATTATTTTATCTAATGATAAAAACCATTTAGAATCTTTAATTTTTCCTATTCGAGAATTTCTTGTAAAAAAACTCCAATTAGATCTTCACCCAAAAAAGTTGATTATTAGAAAATTGACTCAAGGAATTGATTTCGTAGGCTATGTTCTTTTTTTTAAGCATACTTTAGTGCGAACACGAACGAAGCAGCGGATGAAAAAACGATTAAAGGAGGCGTACGAAATCTATCTACAAGGAAAAATAGATGGGGTCAGTCTGGATCAAAGACTGCAGTCCTATTTGGGGATTTTATCTCATGCTAATCAACATGCGTTATCTCTAGCTGTAAAAAATGCTTATTGGGTAAGAAGTCAATGTAATTAAAAATATACATATTAAAAATAAAATTTAATCACATTGAATAGCCTTGGTTTTTTACTTCCAAAGTCGTTAAATCAAGGACCAAAAAACAAAGAACAAGAACCTTTATCAAAGGCCAAGTGACCAAGAACCAATGACCTTAGAACTTCCGCAGGGCCGCAACGCCAATGCAGTCGATGTCATAGTTGTGGCTGAAGATGAGGTCGAGGCCAGCCGGGGCGAAGCCCCCAACAACCACTTGATAGCCTTGAATATTCTCTTGACAGCGTGTATAGGTCCATGGACTATCGCTAAATAAGCGTATCTTTGACCCAAAGTATTGTGACAAAATACAAGCGGCAGATTCTAGTGTCTCAGGAACTTCGTAACTGATTAGAGATTTTTCAGCTAAATCAGCGACAATTTTTTGTTGCTCACCATAACTTTTATTTCTGCTTCCTGGAAGGACATCCTTTGTCATCAACACCCATTGAGATTTATTGATTGATTTATCTCCTAGCTCTTGAACAATAGCGGCCCAAATATATCTGTAACCCGTATCACTTGCTGAAAAGTACTTCTTTGCAAGCTCACCAAGGCTTTTTAAGGTAAGTCCACCATTAAGAGTTTTAGGAAGCCTTACGAGCATAAGACTATCTTTCGCATTCCTTTCAGGAAATATGCTTTTGAATTTTTTGCAATCCGCAATGAAATCATCTGAAGGTAAAGAAGAAAACTCTTCTCTGTTATCTTCGTCTTTTACAACATCCGGCCCAAAACATTGAGCCCATTTATCATTTCCGAAAGCAATTTCTCTATAAATAGCGATCTTCCATAGAATGGGTTCATTTGCTAATCGTTTCCATGCTTTGCTAACACAACAAATGGTTCCAAGTGTAGCGAGATTTAAGTGAGAAAAAACTTCCAAGACAAGTTCAGCGGGGAATATCTCAATAGGATCTTGTTTTGTTTCATTAACATTTTCACAACTATAACTACTACCAACGCTTTGACTTACTACTAAAGACATTTTTAACATATTTTATTAATTTTAAAAAATAATTTAAACTAATTGTATACAAAAAATATATTAATTTCAACATAAATTGCGCCATAAATTGCGCCACCGCTATCAGATTCATAGGTTTAAGAAACCTTAACGTGCTTTATAATCCGAATTCTGAGCTGACCCCATTATATGGACGGTTATATGCTGAACTTTTCGAAACAATTGATTTCACATGCCCCATTTGGTTGAAAGAATCTAAGTAAAACTATTTTCACTTATATAAAGAAATCTGTATACACATATATACGAAAATGCTAAAAGAAATACTTGATGATATGTGTATTTCCATATATTCGTAAGATATGAAATAACTATAAGTGAAATGGTATGTCGTTATCTCTGAGAGATTATCAAATAGAATGTGTTGATACTGTATTGGCTGAGTATTCATCAGGGATTAAACGGCAGATAATTTCTTTGCCTACAGGTTCCGGGAAAACTGTAGTCATGGCCTCTATAGCAAAACAACTCAATAAGAAAACATTACTGTTAGCACACAGGGAAGAGCTGCTCACACAATCAATTGATAAGTTTAAACTATTCTGGCCGAATGTCGATATTGGCCTTTGTAAGGCTGAATATAACGAAATCCACAATCAGGTTGTAGTTGGATCAGTACAAACATGTTGCCGCCCTAATCGACTTGATAGCCTTAGAGAACAGGGCTTTGAACTTCTGCTAATAGACGAAGCCCACCATTCCGTTTCAGATTCGTATCAATCCATTATCAATGCCTTAGGTTTTGCAAATGGATCCCATCGGCTTATGGTTGGTGTGACTGCAACCCCAATGAGATCAGATAAGCAGGGCCTCGGCGATATTTTCGAAAAACTCGTCTTTTCCAGATCTATTGCAACCATGATTCGGGGCAATTATTTATCGCCGGTTGCGGGCCGTAAAATTTTAACAAATTTTTCATTTGATAGGATTAAGACAAAAAACGGCGACTTTGATCTAGGTGAACTTGCTGAGGCTGTAAATACATCCGAGAGAAATGCATTCATCGCCAGCAAATTCAAAGAATATGCTAGTAGCAGGAAAGGAGTCGCCTTTTGTGTCGATGTCCAGCATTGCAAGGATTTATCTAATGCATTTAGAGAGGCTGGAATCAATTCAATGGCAGTTTATGGAGATATGCCTGCCATTGAAAGAAAAAATGTATTGGACGGCCTAAAAAGCGGCAAATTTCAAGTGGTAACTTCGTGCGGCATTTTAGTTGAGGGTTTTGATGAACCATCGATTGATGTTGTGATCATGGCCAGGCCAACCAAAAGCCCAGGATTGTATATTCAATGCGTGGGCCGTGGCCTGAGATTATGGCCAGGGAAAGAAAATTGCTATGTGTTGGACTTTACAGACAGGGGACATAATCTTGATACCGTAATGACCTTGAGCAATACCATCCCAGAGGCAATACATGTAAAAGAGGAAGATGAAGGCGAAGAAATAGAGCGAGAAGAGATCGACAGGACACCTAAGATCAATGTAATTGAATCATGTGATCATGAGTTTGACATTTTGGGAGCCGCTCGCTTTATCTGGGTTCAAGTGGGCGACGAATGGAGCTTACAAGATGATGATAAACGAGAAATTGTTATGTCACCAGCGGATGGGGGATATGTTGCCACCCTCTACTATCTTGATGGATCTTCCAAGCAGATTGTCAACAAACCACTTCCACTTGAATATTGCTCAGGTGTGTGTGAAGATTATGCCAGGCGTCATTTAAAGATTGCCTATGCCGATGCAAGAAAGCCATGGATGTTAGCGAAAGCAGCTCCAAGTCAAGGACAGCGCGACTTTTTGGAGAAACAGCACAAATATAAAGAAGGAATGACAAGAGGAGAGGCAAGCATTGAGATTAGAAAGATCATTGCCCTTAAGAACAAGCAAAGACGGCTTTTAATGAATGAGTCAGCAACACTTAAGCAAATTTATTTCCTCAAGCAACATGGAATTGATGCAACTGATATGAATAAGTTTGAGGCTATGCGTGAAATCGGAAAATTAAAAAAAGCTGGATGATGAATGGACATAGAAGATAGTCTGAACATTATCGAGCTGCCAGGAAAACCGACCCCAGCCGCCAGGCCAAGAGTCACACGGTTTAAAAATACCTTTGACCCCAAGTATAAAGAAAAAAAATCTGCCAAGGCACTCATTGCCCAACAATGGAAGCAGGATCCGCTTGATTGTCCCTTGACCCTCGATATCACATTTCACATGCCTTTGCCTGAATCCTGGTCAGGTAAAAAGAAAGCGGCACACAAGGACAGGCCGCATGTGTCCAAGCCTGACACCGACAATCTACTTAAATTCTGCATGGACTCAATGAATGGGCTTGTTTTTCAAGATGACTCTTGCATATATAGCCTGCATGCCCTCAAAATATATTCTGAACAGCCTAAAACAATTATAAAAATTAAGAGTAATACACATGACACCAAAAGATGAAGCACCAGCAGGGTATGGCTATGCCAAAAGATAGGATACTAAACATCGATTCGTGTTAAATTATAATAAAAAAATGGGGAGGGTCATATGGATGATGAAAAAGTGGAAAACAACCCAGTAGAAAAAGCGAATGCCTTTCAATATATCAAGCTCACCAAAGATCTAGAATATCGCGAGTTTATTGGTCGGTTTACATTGCTCATAAAGGGGGCCATCGGCTTTTTAGTAGACGATGACAACGTTGAAAAAGTTCTCGAAGGATTGCCAAATGAGCATAAGGGAAGGTATTTTGACATACTTGGGGATGCCATAGATTCAAAGCGATTCCCTGCCGTGATTGCAGGCTATCTTTGTGCATTAGACGAAAAAGATTTTATTAGGGTTCCGGCTCCCAAATCAACGCCAGTTCCAGGACTAATATTTTAAGGAGACTAAGACATGCAGACCTCACTTAATTCAGGCAGTGAAATTGGTGGAAGACCTAAAGAATGGACTGATTCGCTAATCGAGGAAATGGCTGATAAGTTTGATACTTGGATGCAACGCCCAGACTCGATTTGGTATGAAGATTTTTGCTTAGAAGAAGGAATTGATGCTGATTTATTATCTAAATGGGCTAAATTAAATACTAAGTTTAGCGGAGTGTATAGAAAATCAAAAATGTGGCAAAAAAGTAAACTAGTTAAAGGTGGTTTGCTTAATTTATACAATTCTAGTTTTACTAAGTTTGTAATGTCAAATACATGTGGATGGACAGATCGACAGGAAACGAAAGTCAGCGGTGATGCTGCCAACCCCTTAGCTTTCCTCATGCAAAAAGTCGATGGCTCGACAAAGGATCTGGTGAATGAGACAGAGAGTTGAAGATCTCGGACGCTTGGCCGTTTTGTTACGAAATTTGCTTGATCATCAGCTATTCGATGAAAATTTATTGCCTCGTAGACCGAAAGACTATCTGGATTGGTTCAATGAATTATCAGATGATAGAAAAGATGAAGTGCTTCGCTCATGGGTGTATGGAATCGATAATTTGAAAGATAAGCTTTATGAAATGCTGAGCATAGCAGAGGGCACAGATCTATTAAATGAGAATCGAAATGAACAAGAATGATATCGCAATAGCCCATAAGAATCTTTCAGACCCCTTTTGGAGGCTTAATAATCTGTATTGGATTATCGACAAGGAAGGAAACAAAACCCTCTTTAGAATGAATTGGGCACAGGCTGATCTTTATCGCAATTTGCATTATTGCAATATCATTTTGAAAGCCAGGCAGCTCGGAATTTCAACATTTGTAAGCCTTCTCTATCTTGACCGGTGTCTATTCAACAGCCATGTTTCGGCTGGAATTATTGCTCACACTAAGGAAGATGCTGAGGTGCTATTCCGTCGGGTGAAATTTGCTTATGAGAACCTAGCACCTGAATTGCAAGCCATTCGCTCCGTCAACATGGACAATGCAAGGGAATTACAGTTCAATAATGGCTCTTTGCTGCGTGTAGGAACAAGTATGCGTGGTAGTACCCTCCAATACCTACACATTAGCGAATATGGAAAGATTTGTGCCAAATACCCTGAAAAGGCTAGGGAGATTGCTACAGGCTCCTTGAATACTTTAGCCGCAGGCCAATACGTCATAATTGAAAGTACAGCCGAAGGAAGAAGTGGAGCCTTTTACGAAATGTGCAAGGTTGCACAGGCTATGCAGGACGCTAAACATACACTCTCAAAGCTTGACTATAAATTCTGGTTCTTTCCTTGGTGGAAGCATACTGACTACAGTATAAACCCCGATAGTGTGCCGATTCCACAGGATTTGAGTGACTACTTTACCGGACTTGAACAGAATGAAAAGATCACTCTCACAAAAGGACAAAAGGCTTGGTATGCAAAAAAGTTTCTAACGCAAAGCCTAGATATGAAACGGGAGTATCCTGCTACCGCTGCCGAAAGTTTTGCCACAGCGAATGAAGGTCTTTATTATGGTGCGTTAATGACTAGGGCTAGAAGCGAAGGGCGCATTCGAAAGGTTTATTGGGAAGAGAAATTTCCTGTTTATACTGCTTGGGATCTTGGTTTCAGCGATTCAACATCAATCTGGTTCTTTCAAATCTGCGGACAAGAAATCCACCTTCTAGAATATCATGAAGATAGTGGTAAGCCTCTTACGCATTATATAAAATTGGTTAAAGACAAGCCTTATTCATATGGCAAACACTTTGTCCCTCATGATGCCGCAGCGCGTGAATATAGTTCTGGTTTATCTAGGGAAGAAGTTGCAAGATCTCATGGTATAAATTTCACCATCACAACTAATCTTAAGATCATTGAAGGCATTGACGCAGTCAGAAACATACTTAATCGATGCTGGTTCGATGAAGAGAAATGCGCTGTTGGTATTCGGATGATTGAGAACTATAAACGTGCCTGGGATGATAAAAATGGGTGCTGGAAAGATGATCCTGTACACAATGAAGCATCTCACGGAAGTGATGCCTTCCGGTATCTAGCTCTCAGCTTGCAAGATGCAAAGCCAGGCATGACAAAGCTTGACCTCGACAAGCTCAAGTCCAATGCTTATGCGAGAACAGGACAAAGCCTCGTTAACAAGTCCTCACCAATGCCGGCTTATAGGTTTTAACGCAGTACCAAATTAAAACAAAATGAGTGTGCAAAATATGGCTAAAAAGAAAAAAGATAATCAGGTTGTTTGTAAAGCACCTCTTCCTTTGCAGGAAAATACGGGGCTTGTTGTCAAAGAGAGTGAAACACCAATCAAAAAACAAGAAGCAGATCAAGAAATTCTGAAAATGATAACAGGCACAGACAAACAAACCGTAGCTCAGGTTAGGGCTTTTTCATATAGGTCGAAATTCCGCCTTGTATCTTCGGAAAACACCCCTTGATAGTCCGGCGATGTTTTAATTTCCTGAATGAATGCCGCATTTCTGCCTGCCTTCGTCTATATTGATGCCTTGGCTAATTTCCTATTCCCGTTTTAAACATGATGAATTTACTTATAATGATATTTTTCGTAAACAGTTGGCAGCTCAAACGGAGTTTGCATATTGCGTAGATGTCTGTTTCGGTTGTGTGAAGTTTATTTTCTTTGCTCAAATTCGTTATCATTTTTTTCAACAGGTAGCAGCCTATTCGGCGAATGAGAATAAGAAAAACATGGGCCTCCGAATGGGGTTGACTATGAAACAAGGCTAACTTTTTTACTGGCATTGTCTGCTCGTGAACTTTTATCATAGGCAGCGACCATTTCCGCATCTGCATGACCAGTGACTTTCATAATATCAGTGTCAGACATTCCCATTTTCTTTAGATAGGTCACACATGAAGCGCGTAGGACGTGAGGAGTAACTTTAAATGGTATACCAGCAGCAACACCAGCTTGTGCGAATGTATTGGCCACCTGCTGCGTCAGGATTTTATTCCCCGTTCTTGTGATGAATACCAATCCTTTTCGATCGCCTATGTAAGATAGCAATTCATTTATCAATGATGCCGGATATGTGATGATCACATCCTTTTTTTTCATGCCTGTTTTCGATTGAGTGAATGTTATCTGGCAATTGGCGCTATCTATTCGATCAACTGTTAAGGACAACACCTCATTGATCCTTTTACCACCTTGCAAGGCAATCTTAGCTATCAAGCAATCCCTAGCATTGATTTTTTGCAATTCATTCAGAAATGATGTCCATTGCTCCCGACTCATTGCTTCGGTATCCACAGTATCCCGGATTTTTGAGAAGGTCTTGGCCTTGGGATCTTTGCTTGGAATAGCCCGTTTGAAATTTCCCTCATATTTCTCAGCCAAATGCCTTGTAAATGAAATGTAGGCAGCAGCCCTTGCCTGATTAGTAGCTTCGCTATGCGGTTGCTGTTTGATTTTCTTTATGATCTCGGAATGGTGGATAAGAGCGAATGCCTGTAATGATAGATCTATATTAATGATCCCTGCATCAACAAGTCGATTCATGGCAGACAGATAATTTTTACGCGTTAGCTTATTTGGGATCCCGTCTATCCATTTTACAAATGCGTCATTCACTGTAACGCTATTCATTTGGTTCCAGATAAACTGATCCCTCATATCAAGGGCTATCGTGTAGCTTGCTATCTGATTATTCGCTTGTGTCGTCAAAGTCATGTCAAATTTCCTTTTTTATGTATAACTAGCCTTATACCTAATCTTTATACAGGGATGTCTGATTATTTGTAAATACCTATTTACGTAAATTCGTATGTCAGTATATTGTCACCTTTGGAAATCAAAACTTGCCTACATATAGAAACTCTGCTATGGTGCGCATTTTATGAAAAGGAGGTATATGAAACCAACATTGACCATAAGCACCATCAATTTAAAAGGCGGCGCTTCCAAAACTTCAACGATCCTTAATCTTGGGGGTGTACTAAAAGAAAGTGGACGTAAGCCGGTATTGATAGATTGCGATATACAGCAGTCAGCAACAAGATGGGCAGCCCAAGGAGGAGATAAATTCCCATTCCCTGTAATACCTATCAAGATGGGTAAAGATGCTAAGCAATTCAAAGCAAAGCTAGACCAGCTCATTAATGAGCATAAAGCTGACGTAGTTCTATTTGATACACCACCACAGCTTGAACAAGAAGCCTTGTTAACAGCCCTACTATCTGACATTATCCTAATTCCTATATCACCAAGCCCGTTAGATATATGGGCAGGGGAGCAGGCTATAGCCACAGTGAGAGAGGCTAGGGAGGTCAGGAAAGACCAATTGCCTAAAATTATCCTAGTACCAAGCAGGTTAATGCCTAACACTGTGCTTGCCCGTGAAATTAGAGGAGCGCTTGAGCAATTCAACGAACCAATCTCACCATCTATAACATTAAGGGTTGCCGTAGCTGAGGCAGCTATTGCAGGATTGCCAGTCGGTCACCATGCGCCAGGCAGCCCCTCCCACAATGAATTTAAAAACTTACTGAAATTCATATTTACAAAAGTAAAGAAATAAATAAATCACAATATAAGGAAATATATCATATGGCAAAAAAACCGTCGTTGTTAGAGGGACTTCACAAAGATTTAAATGCCCCAGAACCCACCAAGAAAAAAACTGGGAAAAAAGAATCTATTCATGAAAAAGACACAAAGCCACCTTTAGATTCCAATATCCCTAGGGGTGAAAGAGCCGATTTCTTGAAAATAACCCTGACCATACCAGCGAACCTGCTTACTGAATTGCGTGCCCTTGGAATGCGTAGAAAAGCAAAGAAGCAAAAGGATACAGACACATCCGCACTGATTAGAGAAGCCCTGGTTGACTTCCTCAATAAACACAAAGATGAATAGGATATGAAATATGGATGAAACGACTACGAAAATTAAAATTCCCCCTCATTCCAAAGAATCAGAGATGATGGTCTTAGGCTGCATGCTGACAAGCATCAATCACTTTAAAACAGCTGCGGACAGCTTGGACGATTCTGATTTTTATTACACTGAGCACAAAATCATCTTCGGAATTTTAAAAAACGCCTCTAAAAATGATAAGCCTACCGATATTCATCTTGTATGTGAGGAGCTGCGCCGTCAAGATAAGCTCAATGCTGTGGGTGGGGCAGCCTATATCACGGCGCTTGCTCAATACGCTGGAACATCTGCTTATATCGAAGAATATGTCAACGTCATCCGCGATAAGTCCATTCTACGCAGCGTGATCTATGCAGCTCAGAGCATTGAGAAAGGAGCTTTCGACAATGAAAACCCACAAGAATTAATCCTAAAGGCGCTCGAACAATACAAACAAATTGAACAACATGGATCTTCAAAGGAAAAATTTCCGATCAAATTCCTTAATCAGTTTGATGAAAATTTTCTTCTTACAAATCCTCCTCCAAAACCAATGCTTCTTGAATATGCAAACGAAAAAGGAATACCCACTGGGTTTCTTCCTAAAGGAATTCCAGCAATGCTCGTAGGCGCTGGCGGTGTTGGTAAAACCCACCTATTAGCACAGCTTGCAATCTCAGTTGCAACAGGGACTCCATGGTTGGACACATTTACAACAACGGCTCATTGCGGAGCTGAAAAAAAAGGGAATGTATTTTTTGGATTAGGTGAAAACCAATATGATGATATTCACAGGGTCTTATATAAGGCTGCAAAAAAGTTAAGAGAACATCAACCTGATATATTAGAGGAAGACCCTCTTGTGGTTGCAAGTAAAAGAATAGCGGCCTTTTCTTTCTGTGGGCAACAAGCAGCTTTTTTAGAAGATAAGAAGCCAAGTTTATACTTTCGACAACTTAAAATAAGACTGGAAGAAATGGCCCCGAAAGAGGGATGGTCTCTTATAATCTTAGACCCTGTATCGAGATTAATGGGTGCTGACACCGAAACAGACAATGCGGCAGCTACGCAATTTATAGCATTGCTTGAAGAATTAATAATTGACTTGCCAGGGAATCCGACCGTGTTATTCGCCCATCATATGAGCAAAGCAGCAATACAAGCAAAGGATCAAGATCAAACAGCCGCCAGGGGAGCATCTGCATTAACAGACGGCGTGCGCTGGCAGTGCAATTTTTCAAAAGAAATCTCAAAAGATGTATCTAATGTAGCCATATTAAAAATGACGAAATCAAACTTCACAAAAAGCATTGAAGAAATCAAAACAACAAAAGATTTTGATGGTTATATAGAAAGGCTTCAAGCTCCGTCAGCAGATCAAACAATAAAACCGGTGCAATTCTAACTATGAATGATATTGAAAAAAATCAAAACGATGTAGGGGATTTTACAAAAGAAGAAATAAAAAAATTGTGTGACGGTGGTTTTATACCGCCTGAATTATTAGAACCTTCAAAGTTAGAAGAATTAAAACATTATTTAAAATTCAATAGGGAAAATCTTTTAGAACACTGCTATCCAAATTATGATAAATTTCCTGTAATGGTTCGCATACCTCCACAAAACGAATTGTACAATGCCCCGGATCTCCAGGTAATTGATAGGAGAACTGGGCAAGTCGTCCAAATACTTGAAATGGGAGCATCTTTTCAATTGTGCGAGGGTGTTTCATTACAAATCAAAGCCAAAGAATTACAAGATTGGGAAAAAGAAACAGCAGAAGCGCGACAATTGGACAAGGAACAAAATAAAATATTAATAGCTACAATACAACAAATTGGATCAGAGCGGCCACTTACAAGAAAAGACATTGTTAAAATTATTGAAGAGGTTCGTAAACCTCAAAAAAACAAAACATTTAGACAATCAAGAGAACTAATAGACAATAAACTTGACAGAAGTTTAGAAAAAGGACAGCTAACATTCTTCGATATTTTAGAGAGAAAGGATAAATTAATAGATGATATTCAAACAAATGTACCGATTATTAAAGGTTTGGATCTAGATCAAGCTGAAGACCGAATTTTGCAAACACTTTCTTTGTTACTTCATGAAAAAAGCGAGAACAAAAATCAAGAATCACCTAATTATTACATGGGAAACTATGGTAAGGGTATCATTTCTGTTAATCAAGTTGAAATGGAAACAGCAAGAATGGCTGTTTCACCACATGAATTATATTCAAAATACTATGGAAAAGACTCTTATGGATCAGATCAAATTAAATTTCTTCTAAATAAACTTGATGTTCTCTCAAAAAAAATGTTTTTAACCTCATGGAAATTTCCAACTGGAAAAAAAAATAAAAAAGGGCAACTCACATTTAATTTATTTAGGACAAATTTGCCTCTATTTCAAATGGCTCTTTTAAATGAAGAATTATCCGAAGTGGCTTGCAATGAAATCATGACAAATGAATTAATATTAGAAGGAAAGAGGTGTAAATTTCTATTCAAATTCCAACCTCAATTTACAAATCATATAAAAACACAATATGTCGAATTTCCTGAAGATGTCCACCTACGAATTGCAGCGGCAACTGGAAAAGATCGGTACGGCCAATACATAAACCTTATGAGAGATTTCTTATTTCGAGAGAAACAACATAAGCGTTATGACATTATACGTGACAAATCTACTATTATCGAGACTTTGAAATTAGATAAATTTTGGAAAGAAGGAAGAAAAAAACTCGTGAATGAAAAAATACAAGAATGCGTAGACGTTTTCATGAAAATTGAATTGATCATCACATGGAATACGACTCAAGGTAAGCAAGGCCAGGATCAATATCATATTAAAATTAACCATAATTTCAAATAATCATTTTCCGTCAGAACGTGCAGAGTTTTCCGTCAGAACGTGCAAAAAAACCGCTATTTTTCCGTCAGAACGTGCAGAGTTTTCCGTCAGAACGTGCAGAGTTTTCCGAGATAAAAACAAGGTGATAGCTATTAATGCTTTAATGCTATTAATAGCTATCTATCCACCCCTGCCTATTGGCGGTTGGATAGATAGCCTAAAAAGACAACTTAAAAACGATTTTTTCAAAAACGCATTTAAAGCCTCAAGGAGAAAAAACGATTGCTAGGCTACAACCCCTTGGTTAAGTATCACTTTTTCGATTGTAGGCTTTCCAAATGAGCCATTGCTTGTGCTAATCCTCATGCTTCAACGGGTATATATTCGATCAAAGCTAACCTTTTTTGATCATACCTTATCTTTCATAGCCAGCATTGCATCAATAGCCGATATGAGCCAATGCCTATTATGGGGTCAGCTCAGAATTCGGATTATAAAGCACGTTAAGGATTTTGCTGCTTCTGTAAAAGTCTGAATTCGCCTTTTTCCATCACCTTGCTTTGCCGCCAAACATAATCACCTGTCAAATTTATGTGTTCCCAACCAAGTGGAGATAAATGTTTGAGGAGGCTCTCATTGATTGTTTGACCATTATCTTTCAAGTACTGGATTACCCTCTCTAAATACACGGTGTTCCATAAAACAATTGCAGCTATCACAAGATTAAGACCAGAAGCTCTATAACGCTGATTTTCAAAGCTGCGATCGCGCATTTCGCCAAGTCGATTGAAAAAAACAGCACGTGCTAATGTATTTTTAGCCTCTCCTTTGTTTAGTCCAGCGTTTACGCGACGACGTAATTCAACATTTTGTAACCAGTCCAGTGTAAAGAGAGTGCGTTCAATCCGACCAAACTCTCTTAGAGCTATTGCTAGACCATTCTGACGTGGATAACTTCCGAGTTTACGTAATATTAAGGATGCTGTAACGGTCCCCTGTTTAATGGAGGCTGCCAGGCGTAGAATTTCATCCCAATGACTCTTGATGTGTTTTACGTTGATCGCATCACCAATCATAATGTTAATTGATGCATACTCTTTTTTACTGTCCACGACGAATAACCTCTTGTCAGCTAAATCACGGATGCGAGGTGCAAAGCGAAAACCAAGGAGATGCATAAGCGCAAAGACATGATCTGTAAAACCTGAAGTGTCGGTGTAATGTTCCTCAATTCTTATGTCGGACTCGTGATACAGTAGCCCGTCAAGTACATAGGTAGCATCACGCACCCCAACGTTAATGACCTTTGTATGGAAAGGAGCATATTGATCGGAAATGTGGGTATAAAATTGCACGCCTGGATCACTTCCATATTTCGGATTGATGTTTCCTCTGTCTCCAGAGTGTCCAGCTGTCTTAAAACGTTGACCATCAGATGAGGATGTCGTTCCTTCGCCCCAATTTGACGTAAATGGGTGATAGAATTGAGAATTGGTCAGTTCAGCCAAGGCTGCTGAATAGGTCTCATCTCGGATGTGCCAAGCTTGCAACCAAGAAAGCTTGGCATAGGTTGTGCCTGGACAAGAATCTGTCATCTTTCTCAAACCAAGATTGATCGCATCAGCCAAAATAGCCGTTAACAACAGGTGTTTATCATTTGCCGTTTCATTATTCTTTATGTGCCTGAAATGTTTTGTAAATCCTATCCATCCATCAACTTCTATGAGTAATTCTGTGATCTTCACTCGTGGTAACAAGCTATAGACTTGTTGCGTCAACGCTTCGGCTTCGATGGGCACTGAATTTGTGAGCGGTGTGATTTTTAATCCTGATGCCGTAAAGATAGCATCTGGTAATTCATTGGCTTTTGCTAAACGGTTGACGGTTTCCAGATGATCTTCAAGTAAAAGCAAGCGATCTTGCAAATACTGCGAACAGTCATTTGTCACAGCTATCGGAGATTTCTTAGCTTCTTTCAATGAAGCAAATTTTTCTGTGGGTAATAAATATTCTTCAAAATCTTTAAACTGACGCGATCCCTGCACCCAAATATCACCTGAACGTAATGCATTTTTAAGTTCTGATAAGACACATAACTCATAAAAACATCGATCTATTCCATCGTCTGAAAAGACAAATTTTTCCCAACGCTTGCGTACAAATCCTGTAGGGGCTTCTTTTGGAACTTTACGTGATTGGTTGGCATTCATTGCCTTAATGATTTCCACCGCTTCAAGAACTTCTCTCAATGCGGGATTTGCTTTCAGTTGTAAAATATCCAGCAAGGTAGGTGCATATCGCCGAATCTGAGAATAACCATTCTTAAGGTGTTCCAAGTAATCAAAATCTTCAGAAGGTGCAAGCTTTTGTGTTTCAGTCAAGCTTTGCGCAAATGTATCCCATGATATTACGCTTTCAATCGCGACAAATGGGTCAGAGCCATTTTGTTTGGCTTCAATTAAGGCGTTGCCTATTCGATAGTAAAGCCTTAACTTTTCATTAATTAACTTGCCAGATTGTTGAAGCTGTTTCTCTTGGGTGCGTTGTGAGCGGGCAAACAGGCTGCCGATAATTCGGTCATGCATTTCGATTATTTCATCAATAATTGTAGCATGTGTCTCTAGAATTAGAGCAATAATCGTGGCGTATCGCCTATTTGGTTCAAATTTACTTAAGTCGTGAGCGGTCATTTGGCGGCCTTCACGAGCAAGTTTTAGTAGACGATTTTGATGGATCATCTTATCAAGCCCAACAGGTAAGTCTAAACTGCGTATCGACTTCAGCCGCTCTATATGCTCCAGTATATGACGTGCTTTTGCTGCTCCAGGCGATTCTCTAAGCCAAGCTAATGTCGTAAATTTAGAATCTTCTTTTAATGTCAATAAGGCATTCAACCGTTGCAAATGCTCTTTCTTCAAACTTTCAGTTAATGAAAAATAAACACGTCGCGATGCATTGGTTATTGCCTCGGCACAAATCCGTTCGATGACATTAATAGTTGGCAACAGTATTCGTTGAATTCGAAAAGATTGAACTAATGCCGAGGCCAATACAACGCCTTTATCTGTTTGCCACGCGAGATCTGCTAAGCTGTTTACAAATGATTGATAAGACTCCATGGAGAATGTTTGGAAGCCAAATATGGTTTGCAGTTCAGCCAGGTGTTCGCGCCGAGTCTGATCCCGTTTGCCATATTCATCCCATACATTGGCAGACATTTTCAACTGATCGGCAACAACGTTTAGCAGAGGAGGAAATGGCTTCTCGTTAATGCTTAAGATGATACCTGGATAGCGCATATAGCAAAGCTGAATAGCGAAACCCATGCGATTGGCTGCAACACGGTGTTGTCGGATGATGGAAAGATCTGACTCACTAAATGTATACTGCTGGATTAAATCCTTTTGGTTGTCTGGTAGAGCAAATAAACCCTCCCGTTCGGAAGAAGATAAGACTGTGCGTCGGGGCATGTCTACACCGTACGAAGGTATTGGTAAAGAGTCTCGCGGCTAATGCCAAACTCTCTAGCAACCTTAGCTTTTTTATCACCATTTTGAATGCGCTGTCTCAGTAAAAGGATCTCACTATCCGACAAAGATCGCTTACGGCCACGGTAGGCACCACGTTGCTTGGCCAGTGCGATTCCCTCACGTTGGCGCTCACGAATTAAGGAACGTTCAAACTCTGCAAATGCTCCCATAACTGATAGCATAAGAATAGCCATAGGGGAATCTTCTCCTGAAAATTTGAGACTTTCTTTTACAAATTCAATGCATATTCCGCGTTGCGTCAATGTCTGCACGATTGAGCGCAAGTCATCGAGGTTGCGAGCTAAGCGATCCATACTATGGACCACAACAATATCTCCAGTTCGGACAAAACTCATCAACGCTTCAAACTGAGGACGCTTCACATCTTTGCCTGAGGCTTTATCTATAAATGTTTTTGAAACTTGAACGGTGTCTAATTGTCTATCAGGATTTTGATCGAAGGTGCTAACTCGAATGTATCCAATGCGTTGTCCAGTCATAAAATCTCCTTAAGTGTCAGGGATAAGTCTATGACCTTTTTGCAATTGTGTCAATCAGTTAGGAAAACCATCCTATTCTGACGTGTTTTTTGAGTTGATCTTGACATCAGGGTAGGGTACACTCTAAATTGACGTATTGTTCTTTTCATAAAGAAGCTTTTTTGGGATCATTGTTAAAAATTCTCGACAAGTTCTTAAAAAAATACGACAATCAACATTGTTTTGGTAATGATGGATCATTGCTAAGCGATGGTCCACCCAAAACAGTTCGTTTTATGCTCAAATGAGCAGATGTCAGAATACTGATGATTTATGGATCATGGTAGCGTACATCGAGACAGAACTTCGTACCGATATCTAGCGAGAAAGAGTAAAACTCCGGTCTCCAAATAAAATTCAAGAGATGGGGACAGCTATTAGTTGTTTCTGACTCTGGTGCTTCAGAAGGATATCGGTACAGGTCCTTCGTGGTTGTTGGGGGCTTCGCCCCGGCTGGCCTCAACGTCAACAACAACAACTATGACAACGACAACATTG